TGAGAATCCAGATGCGAGCCTGACTGAGCCACAGACGCGCCAGCGCCACCCGACGCTGCTGCCCTGCCGATAACCGGCTGACCGGCACCTCTTCGTCGCCCGTGAGATCGACACTTTCCAGCGCAGCAAAAATCTGCGCATCGCTGCACCCGGGATGGTAAAAGCGCAGATTTTCCAGTGGCGTGAGCACGCCTTTGACACCGGGCTGATGGCCCAGATAGAGCATCGTACTATGCCAGGTTTCGCGCTGCCGCAGGATCGGCTGCTGCTGCCAGCATATTTCCCCCTCTTCCGGACGGCTCAGGCCAGCCAGCAGGCGCAATAACGAGGTCTTACCGGCACCATTCGGGCCTTCAATCTGCACAATGTCACCTGCGGACACGCGAAATGAGAGCCGCCGGAAAAGCGACCGTTCGTCGTATGCACAAGTGAGCGTAATGATTTCCAGCATCGAGGGGGGAATCGCACAATCTAAAAGTGGCCGGAATATTACCACAATGTTGCTGTGGGCCGAAGTGTGACCCAGCGCTCAGTTTCAATGCCAGAGGATTATTCGTGCGGTATCGCCAGGAGTCTGAATAAAAATGCAGTTCCGAAAAACGTTGTTACGCTTATTCGCATCGGTCGTTACATTTCCGGCAAATAAAAAACAGCTACGCTTATTACGCTACAGCACTATCACCAGGAGAAAATATGAAGCCTTCATCAGGTAATGAACAGGGTCCTAACGACGTAGAGAGCGAAGAGAAGGACAAGGGCACTGACATCGAAGTCGATGAGGAGGCTTTACCCTCCCGCGCTGCGGCGATCCATGAAGAGATTCGTCAGGATGGCGAAAAAGAGCTGGAACGCGACGGGATGGCACTGCTCTGGTCAGCCATTGCGGCGGGCCTGTCAATGGGTGCCTCGCTGATGGCTAAAGGGATATTTCAGGTGCATCTGGATGGGGTGCCTGGCGCCTTCCTGCTGGAAAACCTGGGGTACACCTTTGGTTTTGTTATTGTCATCATGGCGCGCCAGCAGCTGTTTACAGAGAATACCGTCACTGCCGTGTTGCCGGTGATGCACAAACCCACCTGGAGCAATGGTGTTCTGCTGTTACGGTTATGGGGCATTGTGCTGCTGGGTAACCTGATCGGGACGGCGCTGGGCGCGCTGGCGTTTAATGAGATGCCGATCTTTGACGACGCCACCCGTCAGGCATTCACCGACATCAGTATGAAGGTGATGGAAAACACCCCCGGCGAGATGTTTGCCAATGCGGTGATTTCCGGCTGGATTATCGCCACCATGGTCTGGATGTTCCCCTCTGCGGGCGGTGCCAAACTGCTGGTGATTGTCATGATGACCTGGCTGGTTGCGCTGGGCGATCTGGCGCATATCGTGGTGGGATCGGTGGAGGTACTCTATCTGGTGTTCAATGGCAGCATCAGCTGGCATGAATTCTTCTGGCCGTTTGCCCTGCCGACTCTGCTCGGCAACATTACCGGCGGCACTCTGATTTTTGCGCTGATCAGCCATGCGCAGATCCGCAATGACATGAGTGAAGCGGCCGTTGCCAAGGCGAAGGCGGAAAAACGGAAGCAGGAGAAACGCCGTCAGCGTGAAGAGAAGGAAGGCGCTGAGTAAACGACAAAGGCAGACAGTTCACCCTGTCTGCCTTTCGGATCTGTTGGCTGGAGGCGATTTGCTCTGTGGTCGGCTGAAAACGTTTATCGGGGTGTCTGCTGCAAAGGGGGAGCGAAGATTTTCAGAGTGGGCGTGCCGCTTCAGTCTGGGTGGCATCCCTGACTTCAGCACTGCTGTTTACGCTTTCTGCGCTTAACGTCAGCGTGTGCAGAAAACCAGGATTGCTGGCGGAATGAGCAAACGGACGGCGATGTAGTGAATCTCACGGCCTCTTTGCGCTATACTGCGCCCCGCTGTCCTCTTAGTTAAATGGATATGGATATTAAAATTAATAAATTCATTAAAATCATAAAGTTAAATAAAAACACTCAAATAAAAAGTACATAAATATGTACACAACATTATCTTAGAGAAAATCTCATAGTAATTAGCTAGTCGCCCAAGTCACATTCAACTTAAGTAACTGTTTTATATTATCTTTTTCAATATTTTTCCTAACATTCGCCCTCAGTTGACTACATTTTCATTTACTATAAATCTTGCACCGGTGCAAGCCTCAGGCTATAGTGAACTTGTATGCTTTATACAGCATTCTTATTGATTTCCTTAAGTTAACCATATTAGGAGTAAGCATGATTATGAAATTTCGATTCTCAGACGAGCATCCGGATTTCTAAATTAAGCTTTTAGGTCCGGACAAAAAGAAAGGGCGAATCTCGCCCTTTCTTCAATTAAGATACTGGTAAAATGGATAAAAACTCGTATTTTTCTTTAATCAAACATCCAACGTTTGAAGTACTCATTAATTTTGGCTTTCTCGTAGTGATAATTCTAACCGGCGCTATTTTAGGAAGTAATCTAAGGCGAGGAAAAATTTCCATTACAGAAGAAGAAAAAAACCTAAAAATACTAAGCTCTCATTCAATAGGGATTGGATCAGCATTCATCTGCCTGCCATTCATTGCATCATTTTTGCATCTAAATTATGAATCCATCCTACTACCTTTAGGTGATAAATCTCCTTCAGTTTTTATTGAACAAATTTTCATGTTGATTTCTCTTGCTGGCATTGCATCTTACTTAGGTTATGGGTTGTTGGATAACATTGCAAACAAGGTTCTTCAAAGTGAAGTGAAAGTGCTCAACGAAGAAAGTAAAGAAACAAAACATGATATTGATTCATTACAGCGTGAAAATAAAGAGCTTAAACAACGCGATATTGAATTAAGAATTGATCTTCTATATATCAAAGCCAAAGATGCTGTTGAAGCCGCTCAACGCTATAGTCAACAAAAGCCAATCACTGATGAAGACAAGCTTGCATCCCAAAAGAAATATCATGATGCAATCTCTTTTATTAATGAAGGTTTAAAACTGATTGATAAGAAAACAAATTATAAGCTTTATGATAAGTTTTTAGTACTTAAAGCATTCGTGCTAAAACGCATTAACGATGTACAAGGAGCTCTGAAAATAATTAAAGAGCTATTAAAGAATGATAATAGCAACCCAGTGCTACTCTATAACCTTGCTTGCTATACGCTGATTTGTAAAGATTATGTGGACATCAAGGAAATCAAAGAGTTAGTTACAAGAGCGCTTACAGTTCCTACTAAAGATAAAACTCATCAGACACTACAGAAAAAGTTAATTGAGAAAGTTTTATCGAAGCTTGACGATGATATCAAAGACTTATTCAATGATGATGAGCTAAACCATATCAGAACACTAATTAAGCCTTGAAAGGGCCATAAGATTATCGCAAAAATCAGTCACCCCAAAAGCAGCACGGAAGCTGCTTTTGGACGAAAAAATTAATTGTAAATTAAATAATTGGAAAATTTGGTTCATACACAGCTAATATCTTCGCTGTTACTTTGCCAATAACGATAATCTCGTTCAATCCGTCTCCGTCGATTGTCTTACCATCCTGAGTGATAATTCCTGAGCTAAACAGTTTACCCAACTGCGGGTAGCCATCGAATTGGAACGCGACTGTGTCGCCTGGCCTAACCGTGACTGACCGATCCACCAGCACAAACCCATCTGGCGTCTCCAGGCGCATTACGTTTGCCGGGTTTGGCATTAGGACGGCATTAAGATCGATGCGTTTTTCAACGAAGTCAGCTGCAGGTGATGGAAAACCCATTCTACAGCCCTCCGTTCGGGTTGAACTGCTTGTAAGTTTTCGCCTCACCTTCCTGCGTAGAGGCGTCACGGAACGTCACGGTGTTTGTCTTTATCCACTGGTTAGCCTCCCGCAGGCTGAAGTGCCAATTAAGCTTCTCCAGTTGATGGACAAACTCCTGAGTAGTGACGATGACGCCCAGTGACTGGTCTCGCTTCATAGCGTTCATAAATGCGTGTTTGATTTCATAGTCGCGCGGCATGATAAATCCCCCTTTGATAAGCACTGTATGAATAAACAGTAATATCGATCGGTAAGATTGATCAAGGCGGAGCGGTGCACAGATTTGTAAAGGTACTGATGGTGCAGGGTTTTTAGTTGGCGGCTTGGGAGGCGGTTGGCTAATCTCAAATTACCCAACCCGTAGCCTTCTCAGAGAGAAGCGGTTGAGTCATTGCCCGGTCGCCGGGCTTTTTTAAGACTTTCCGCATGAGGTATTGGTTGGCTCTATGGCTTAGGTTTGCAGTTATCGATGACGATTCTTCGGCTGTTTGAAATGACATAGAAGGTATTGTTGTTCTTTGCCATCCACTGGGATCCGTAAAGAGCCATTACACCGTCATCAAGTTTGATATTTAATTTCGGCGAGACGATTTCCTTCACCTTCCCATCAGGGTCTATATAAGATGCAGAGAAAACATCCCCTTTAAAAATAACGTCTGCTTTAGCATTAACTATTTCAGAACCTGAAAGTGAGTGATCTGGTGATGACTGATTTAGCAAACATGAGCCATTAAAATCTGCTGCGAGCGCATTATGAATTGATGCAAATAGCATGAGCGAAAAAATCGGAGCCTGAACTATAAAGCGCTTCATTCAATTTATTCCTAAGGTAGGATGCATGACCTGCATCCTACTCTATACATAGATATTTTTCACTTATCTTGTTGAGGTACCTGAGGCCAGGCAATGTCTGGTGCCTTGCTCATGTCTAAACGATTCAGGGCAATACGATACGACTTCCATTTTTTGAGCTGAGCCACCTCTTCAGACGTAGCCTCTTCAAGGTCTACTGCATCCTGTAGTGGATTGATGGCTACGGTAGCTTCAGCCATCAAGTCAGCTCGCTTAGCTTCTGCCTGAATGGCCAGTTGCTCACTGGTCGGAGCCGGAGGATCCACAAGAACAGGCTTGCCATTCTTATTTGGCTGAATAGTTTTCCCACTCTCTTGCCCAGAGAGAAGTGATAAATATTCTTTTTGTGATATTTCCACCTTATCGTCTGGAATGAAGTCATGGATGGAGCTTAGATAAAAGCTAGCAGTTGATGCAGAGTAAAAATATTGCTCTTCCATATATGCCTCTTAAATTACGCCTACTGCCATCCACATAACGCCAGTGACATTTTGTGTATTGGTAGAATTGATTGTTATGCTGCCTGTAGTTGATGTAGCCACCGCAATTCTATAGTTGTTGGTTGAGCTTGAGTCCAGCGGGCAAATTAACTGGAAAACACCACGTGTGAATGTCAGTGGATACGTTGCTACAACACTTCCTGCTACAGGAACTGCAGCAGTACCCCACTGCATCACTAAGCCGCCGGGAAACTTCTGATAACCGGGAGACGCAGTATTGTTAGCAAAGAGAGTTGTGACCGGGAAAAGTGCTTTCAAAGCCTTAAGCATCTGTCCGCGATCTGCTTTGTTTAATGCAATACCTCCACCTTCAACTACCCCGCAAATCTCTTCCTGCACCGAATCGAAGAAGTTTTGATCGAGCGCAGTAGGCAACTCGCCTGTTTGCGGATTGCCACCGGTGAAGCCATTTTTACCCGCGCCGAATTTATCCTTCTGCGCAGTAGACGTATCAATGCGATGCATAATTACTCCGGGTATTTGAAAATAACGTAAGTGTGAGACGGTGCCAGCTTCGTCAGTACGCATTCGGCAATGGTGTCGCCCCACATGCGCAGGCTGTCAGTACTGTTGCTGATAGCCGTCATCTCGGTGATCTGCGTGGCGGATGGCATGTTCACCTGCCAGTAATAACGCCAGTCGTCGCTATAGAGGGAGTCGGTACAATCTGACAGGCAGTTAAACTGGCTTTTGTTGTAGCGGGTGATGGTGACGCCGGTGTAACCCAGCGCCTCCAGCTGAGCCAGATAGAACGCCTCGTTGATACCGCCCGCCAGATTGAGTTTTGCATCAAGGCGCTGACGCCGCTGCTGCAGAGTCTGCACGCCCGGCGGCGCGCAGCTGTCAGGCAGTCCGCTGATATTTTCATAACGGTCAATCAGCTCAGTAACTGAGCGCGGGTCAGTTTCCAGCATCAGGGCATCACCGCGCCCATGCACCGCTGCCAGTGAGGGGGCGAATCCCGTCAGCAGCAGGTCATCACTGTCCCACGCAGGCCCGCGTGGCAGCAGTGCACCCAGCATCTGCCGGTATTGCGCTGTTAAGTCCATGAGATTGTCCCCACCACGCCCACCTCGCCTTTTGCTATGGTGATATCAGCCGCCGGACTGACCAGCGTGTGGCTGTATTCGCCTGTCGCTATACTGATGGCCTCACTGATGCGGGAGGGCTTCAGTACGCCTTCGGGTACGCCATCGCGAAGCATCATTGACCGAAGCTCAGCCTCAACGGCGTAGCGCACCGCTGGGGTGTCCGGGTTCAGGCGAATCTGGAAATTAACGGTATGAGGCGTTGGTGCAAATACATAAATATCCGCACCGGCCACCGGGGCCAGCGGCTCAATATAAGCCTTGACGGCGGCAACCGTGGCGACGTCAGGGATCGGGTTTATCAGGTCGCTGTTTGCCACCATCACTCCTACCGTTCC